AAACTGGCACACTACCAGAAAGCCAGAAGTTGATGGAAGCCTACGCATAATAATTAATTATTAAAAGGGCGGCTATTAATTTGTTCGCCCTTTTTCTATGACTTAAATATCGTTATGGAACATAGCAACGACTATTCAAAAAATGTTTTAAAGAAAATTGATGAGGATTTGCAAGACTCTGATCAAGCAATTAAAAATCTTAAGGCACAAACAGAAGTAAACGCAATCAAGACTGGTAAGAAGTTAGAGTATGGCAAAAGTCGTTGGGACTTTGAAAAAAAGAGAGCTTTAGATAGAGGAGCATATCATTTTGACTGGAGCAAGAAAGACAACATAGAGGATGTGTTGATGTTTCATGGCAACATTGATATGGACTGTAATTACTTTATAGATACTTACGGCGACAAAGCACAGGACAACGCAGTGCATTGGGCAACAAGGAATAAAAGTGTTGGGGAGAACTATGGTATAGACCAAGAAGTATATGACATAGTGAGATCAGGTGGAGACCCTGAGGGAAAGATATATGGCAGAGCAAATATGTTTACTGATCCTAAAGCAGTGTCGTTGGCAGAAGGCCTGCTTGGTCTTTACGATTATGAATTAAAATTACACAGTCAAGTATGCGGACAACTGTTACATATGCACATGGACAACTTTGCCGCAAGACTAGACAGACAAAACAGTTTTGATGAATTAGATTATGACGTGGATCCAAAGAAAGTACACAGGTTTGTGGTATTTCTAAATGATTGGAGCATGGGTCAAATTTGGCAACAAGGCACAGCGGTACACACACATTGGAAAGCAGGTGATGTTATCAGTTGGCATTGGCAAGACTTTCCACATGGCACAGCAAATCTTGGGTGGGATACTAGATATATCTTGCAATTCACAGGTAGAACTACAGACAAGACCTGGAAATTTATAGAAAGCACAGATAAAAATTCAAAACATAAAATAATCTGGTAACAGATAATGAAAACTTTATTATTAAATGGTTGCAGTTTTACTCACCGTTGGAATCCTTCAAAATTGTTTGTCAGCGAAGTAGGTTGTGAGAAAGTAGAAAACATTTCAAAAGTAGCAACAAGTTTTCAGAGAACATGCCGTACCACAATTGAATGGATAGCGGTTAACGGCAACCCTAGTTTTGTTATGATACCTATCACTTTTAGACATAGGTGGGAACTCGCAATAGCAGAGAAACAAGAAGATTATGGCCCGTGGTTTCCAATGCAGAACAGAGAACATTTATTCTCTACAAAACAGAAGTTAAGGGATGATGTAAGCAAGGACAAAATTGCAGAACTTGTGGATCTTTACTATGGTTGTATACCTATAAGTGTAACCTATGACAGCAAGATATTCACAGAGATTATCATGCTATCAGCCTTTTTAGAAAGTAGAAATATAAAGCATTTGTTTTTTGATATGTGTAATGAGTTCAGCAGAGAACACATTGAAAAATATGATGGATTTGGAAAGATTAAATTAATTGAAAATAACCCTAGTGTAATAGATCTGTTCTCATTTTGTGGTAATAGATACATGCACAACACCATGCCTAACAAGGAAACATTCTATTTTAACAGCCACCATGCCCCAGAACAATATCTTGAGCTAGAAAAATACCTGTTAAACTACTTAGATCAGCGATAACCACTAGACTTTTGCTTTAATTGTGTTACAATAAAGTGTAAATACCTACAATGCAAAAGCACACCAGAAGTTTATTAGAAGAATTAAGTTCAATGCCCCTTAAAAGGGACAAGGAGGAAGTTGTGGAGAGCCGTGCCTCACACATTCTTGAGTCAGCAATCAGACTAATGACATATATTAGAGAGAACTTTGATCAAGATACAGCATTCAAACTAGAGAAAAAATTCAACTCTGCAATCAAAAACATGGACGCATCTAAGTTTAGCAAAGGTGTCGCACGTATTAAAGAGAATCGAGACGTAAAAGAAAACGTGCTTAAAATCAAAGACGGTGAATACAAAGAGGATTAATGTCTGACAAGATCAGAATATCCACGCACACACCCTTTCAACCATTAGAAGCAGTCTTAGTAGGACAAGGAGTAAGTGCTAACTTCTTTGACTGGGTGAAAGACGACAAGATCCGTACACCACTCAACAGGATAGTGCAAGAAACACACGAGGATCTCGAATTTATAAAAAAAACAATAGAAGATTTTGGAGCCGAGGTGTATCAAGATAAGCCATTAGAATTCGAGCATCAATTGTTCGAAAACAAGATGGCTATTCCTGTTCCACCAATACAACCTAGAGATGTGCATTTGACTTTAGGAGACAAGGTATATTGCACTAGCACACAAAAAGTATGGAGATACATCTACGACATCGTAGAACAGGACTCAATAGTTGACTTGTTCACCCTGTCGTACGATTCAGGCAAAACTTACGAAGGTGGAGATATGATAAGTGGTGCCAATTGCCTAAAAGTTGGTGATAGGATTATCATACCATCGGTCGTTGGTGCAAATATGAAAAAGTTCTGTACAGATTTTTTTACGGAAAAAGGTTATGAAATAGTAGCAACCAAAGATTATGCACACACAGATGGAATGATGAGTGTGCTGAAACCGGGAGTGATAATCTCGTTACAAGATGTTATCAACTACAAAGAAACTTTCCCAGGCTGGGAGGTATTGCACTGTAAAAATCAAAGTTGGAACAAAGTAGCGGGTTGGATGCAGTTCAAAAATAAAAGCAAAGGCAGATGGTGGGTGCCTGGTGAGGAATCCAATGAACATTTACAGCAATTCGTTGATACATGGTTAGGAAAATGGGTAGGATTTGTAGAAGAAACGGTGTTCGATGTCAATATGTTTAGCCTGTCAGAAGAATGTGTGCTGGTTAACAACTATAATAAAGATGTGTTTGAATTTCTAAAGAAACATAAAATAGAGCCAATCATTTGTCCAATGAGGCACAGATATTTTTGGGACGGTGGATTACACTGCTTCACAGTAGATTTAAAAAGAAAAGGAAACAGAGAAAATTACTTCAAATGAAAAATAAAGTAATGATATTATCCCCTGTGGGCGGAAACGGAAACTACATAGCACTGATCCTACTGAAGTTGCTAGTAAAAGATCAATTTTGTTATCACACACAAGGCACACATGGTCAGTATTCAAACAAAATTGCACACATTCACAACTGGAGTCAAAACGCTGAACATTATCTAAATCATAGTGAATACATCACTCTGCAGAATATATTTGATGAGAACTTTTGGTTTGTAATTATAAATTGGTGGGAGAAGAATTATGTTAATCCCAATCCTGCTGATAGGTTGTTCAAAGACTTTGGTAAGGAGTGGATTGAGTCACAGGGAAAAATATGGAGTGGCTATGAACATCCTATTGTAAGGGCCATACTACATTGGTTTTATGCTTATCTAAACAAAGAACATCCTGAATGCAAGAGGATTGATACGATACAATCAACATTCCGATTTGGGGCATTCTACAAAGATCATTCTGCACTGGCAGTGGAGTTCAAAAAATTTGGAATAGACTATTCTCAAAAAGCCTATGACAAATGGAAGCACAGCCAGTCTGCTGTATTTGAAAGTTATGATAAGATAGTGAATGCGGAATATAAAGACCTAGAATTTGATTACCAAAAAGCCATAAAGATGGGACTACGTGGAATGCAGGAAAAACTAGATCAGCAGGCTTGTTGGGAAAAATATAAAAAATATATAGATTAAATACAGTATGCTTATAGAAGATATATTAAACGAATTTAAAAGAACACACCTAGAACACATCGAAGACATAGTGATCACCGACGGTTACGAAGGCGGCAAAGCGGTTGTTGAATACTTCAGAGGCCTGTTGCTGACATTAAAAGGCACCAGCTCGGAGGCTATGAGTGTGTCTGTTAAGTGGGACGGTGCTCCTGCCGTTGTGTGTGGAACTAATCCAGATAATGGAAGATTTTTTGTTGGAACAAAGTCTGTGTTTGCAAAGTCTCCAAAAATAAATTACACAAAGAAAGATATAGCAAACAACCACGGCACAGACGAGCTAGGGCAAAAGTTATTAAAATGTCTTGTGCATATCAAAAAATTAAACATAGGGGGTGTAGTTCAAGGAGATTTATTGTTTACAGACGAAGACATTACCAGGAAGAACATCGAAGGCAAGCCACATCTGATTTTCACACCAAACACCATTACCTATGCTGTACCAGAAGGTGGCGACCTAGGAAAACAAATAGACAGGGCAAAAGTTGGAATAATATTCCATACAACTTATGTGGGCGACTCTCTGTCCGAGATGAACGCACAAGGTGGAGCAGACGTAAGTTCTTTTACAAAAAGCAGTGATGTGTTCTTTGACAACGCAACCTATAAGGATGTGTCTGGCAGTGCCAAGTTTACTGACGCAGAAACAAAACAGTTCTACAACGGCATTGAAAAGCTCGAGGGACTGCTTAACAATGTGCCAAGGAATCTTTCGGCGGTGCTTGGACAAAACCAAGACTTCATTCCAATGTTCCAGATGTACATTAACGCAATGGTCAAACAAGGACAACTTCCTAGTGATGCAAATAAATTTCTACAAGGATTCAGAAAATTCTATGCTGACAGGATGCAAAAGCAGATAGCAGGCCTCAAAGCACAGAAGGCACTTCAACTAAGACAGGACAAAATGAAACAGATGCCTGTTTTTCTTAACAGAGCAAAGAAACCACTCCAGGCCATGCTAACATTTTATAAGGCAGTGCAGACCATGAAAGCATTTGTTTTGAAAAAAATGAATCAAGCAATGGCGATAGGTTCATTCTCGCAGACAGATAGTGGATTGGAAGTCACTGAACCGGAAGGTTTTGTTGCTGTTGATAAGTCAGGCAATGCTGTTAAACTTGTAGACAGATTAGGATTCTCAAGACGTAATTTGACTGCTGTCAGCAAATTCAAGAAATAGGTTCAAAGTTTTATTGATCTCAAGGCTTAATTTTTCTTTATTAAAAAAATTATCGTAGTTGTATTGTCTAAGTGCTTTCGTTTGTAGATATATGTCCTGCCATGGTGCATCACGTAACCTATCGCACACGTCAGCAATGGTGTTAATCCTTATAGTAGGATCTCTATCTAAATCATAGACCTCTTCAAAATAATTATTGAATGTCCGGAATCCCATTTCTCGTAGTCGCTGTAGATATAGATAATTGCCATGCACGATGAAAATGTGTTGTGCTATGATTGGTTTCCAAATCTTTTCAGTCATGAAAATTTCTGTGTCGTTGTCATTGGTTTCGGACACGATGCTACAAGCAGTGTCGTTGTATGGCCTTTCATAGATGTCTTGATCCATGCCGTACCGAGGATACTCTTGGGCCCATGGTAATTCGTATTCCCTTGGGAGTTTTTTGTCAGGCCAATATGTATACAAACTTTTTTGCAACGTGCCTGTGTTTGAAAGTTTTTCAAACATTTTTACCCTGTGCCTCCTAGGATTTTTATTTAGGTACAGGAAGTCATACTTCTTCTGTGTATGATCAAAAGTATATTTTTTGTCTTTGTGTTTGTGATACATGTGGGACCAGAACCATGATACGCCACCTGTCCATTTAACATGATTAATTTTTAGACTAGGATACAGTTCGGTCTGTGCAATATTGTCTTCTGATTCCCATGGCGTAGCAGATATAAACACAAAGCCTTGGCTATGAAGCAGTTTACATCTCCTTTCAAATTCTATTCGAAACTCTTGATTGTCTTTAAGCCTGTAGTTGTCGTGGCGGACATCAACAATCGCTAATCGCCTGTCGTAGCTCTCAAGATCATAGCTATGAAGACGGTAGTATTCATATTCTAAGTCAAAAGTCTGATCTTGTAGGCTGTGTGAACTGATGAACTGATCAACCTCCACATGCTTACCAGTTTTCATTAGATCTGTGAGAATAAAATTTCGTTGCATCTACCCTATAAATACCTGTATGTTAACACCTTTTTTAAAGTATGTATCAGAAGGCAAAGTGATAAGGAAATTTAGTGACCTGCAAAGGTTTACTTTCCCTGAGGTCTCAGAGAGAATATATCTTAGTTTTTTAGCATTAGCACTCATGAGCCAAAGTAAAGATACTTTACCATTCGTGAAGTCCTACGCTGATCAAACCATGGCTAAAGGCACCTTTGATCAAGTAAGGATGATAAACAATGATCTTGCAAACATGTTGGCCATCGTGTCCGGCGATCCTGAGATAACAAAAAAATTAAAAAACAAAAATCAAGCACAGGCAATGAGGCAAAGACAACCAGTGCCTGTAATGGCATTGAGAAGATATCTGAGAAGTTGGGAGGATCACTACAAAAATCTTACACAATTGGAAAGAGCATTGAATATAACTGATGCCAACTATAAAAATGTAAGAAGAGCGGTGGCTGATTACAGCCGATTGAATTCAAGTACGCAAACACAAACGGTTAACAAACTTAAACAGATGTTGCAGTCGAAACTACCTAACACTGACATTCATAAAAAATTCAAGGACTTTTAATGGACAACAATTATTGGGTGCTGTACGCCTCACATGATGAGCCAAAGTATTTGAAGGACGCAGGGGGTGGACAAAGGGCACAAAGAGAGGCCAGTCTAAGATTTGTAAGTTCACATAGGAATGCATTAGATATAGGAAGCAACATAGGACAATGGACCAGACCACTTGCTAAAATTTTCGACAACGTGATATGCTTTGAACCAAACCCTAACTTTCGAGAATGTTTTTCAAGAAACATCAATGAGCCTAATGTGATCCTACATCCTTATGCATTGAGTAGTCATGAACATACTGCCGAACAAGGCAAAACAGATACACACTTGAATCATAGAGTGGGTGACACAAATCCGCGTGATGGTGATATAGAATGTAAATCTTTGGATAGTTTCAATTTTGCAGAAATAGATTATGTAAAGATTGACGTGGACGGATTTGAAATACCTTTATTGGAAGGTGCCAAGGAAACATTAACTCGTAATTCTCCGGTGATCAATATTGAAATGAAAAGGGCGAAACGTCCTGTGATTACACGCAGGGCAACTGCTATTTTAAATGATCTTGGGTATCAGTACGTAAAGACCACTAAAAGTGATGAGATCTGGATCAAATCGTAATATTATCGCATAATTTACCAACTTTACCAATAAATACTTGCAACTTGATTCCTGAGCGGAATCAAAGTCATTTAAATCAGATAAAAAGGAGGATTAAAAATGGCATACGACGGAACAATCCCAGCGGGTGGACCAGGCAATTTTCAAACACCAAATTTAGCTCATGAGGGCGAAGGTGTAAGAGTTGACTTCATCACGGTGGACTATATCAATGCAATGAATGGTGAAGTAACACATTCAACTGCATCAGCAAACACGGCTGGTCTTAAATTATCTATGGAAGCTATCCAGAACCAAGGTGTTAACATCTTAGCTCACGGTGCTCTAGGTAACTCAAACACAGAGCAAACTTACATGGTAAGAGCAGATGCTCTAGACACGATCAGCTCAACAACAACAGTTGCGGCAATCCAAGCGGCTATAAGAGGATTAAACGCATTAACACCTGACAAAGTAACAGCAAATATCTCATCTGCAACAGCAGGCGACAGAGACTTGTCTGATACACAGGTAGCATAATAACATTTTAGGAGGAAAATAAAATGGCTTATGACGGAAGTAAAGTAGCAGGTGGAAAAGGAAACTTCTCACTGAACCAAAACTTCGATGTAGAAGGTGTTGACATAACATTGTTAACAGTTGACTTCATCGTTGACATGTCGGCAGAGACAGGAGACTTAACTACAGGCTCAACAACAGCAGGTCTACAAATGACTAGACATGCTTTCGAACACCAAGGACTAAGAATATTAGCAGAAGGTCCATTGGTTGACTCGAACACACAAAAAACGTACATGGTAAGAACTGACCAATTGGACAGTCTATCAGGTACAACAACAAAAGCGGCTTTACAGGCTTACATTAGAACGTTAGATCAATCTAGTTCTTCTTTCCCTGGAATCGCGGCTGACGTAACAGGTGCAACAGTAACAGAAACCAAAATTGGTATCTTAACTGCGAACGCTGTTAGTTAATAGTTAAAGGAGAAATATAAATGCCAATAACAAGTAACGCAACAGCAAACATGAGTAGAAGACAGTCTTTCAATGGTAAAGGTTTAACTTTCATTGAAATGATGTTCGATGACGAAGTAACGACTACTGCAACTACTCCTGACACCAAAGACTCAGTGTTCAATGACATGAGTAAATTAGTTGGTACTTTTGGTACCATCATAGCTCAATCATACACACTGGCGGCTAAAGCGACTGAAAAAGATGCGGCTCTTGCCACTTCTATTGTTGAGGACGAACTATGTGACTATTACACTTTTATAGTGGAAGGCACACCAGGTCAATTCAACAAAGCAGACTCAACAGGAGACATTAACTTGGATCCAGGTCAAAATGAAACTTCTGACCCAGGAGTCATCGCAGACGCAGAAGCAGACATCGAAGCAGAAATCCTAGACAGAATCTCAGGATCTTCTGACTCAGCGGAAGGAGTACACGTTGACGTGAGATTCCTACCATCTGACGGTGTTGTATCAACAGGTGTTGACGAAGTATACGGTGTAAACTCAGCTAGAGTAAACGCATAATACTTTTTAAATTACCAAAGGGCGGATTCTTTTATAGGCTCCGCCCTTTTTTTATGGCTTAAATATCAAAAAGGAGAATTTAATGATAGATAAATTCACGTTAGAGATCAAAGTTGGAGACAAGGTAGAAACTGGTAGATTCCATTTAGCCAATCAAGAAATCAAAGCAATAGAAATAGACAAGTGGGGTCATCCTGTACTTACTTTAGAAAGCGGCAGGAAGAAAGGTGTGTTTGCCATACGGTTTAAAAAATTGATTCCTGAGGATGTGGTCAGAAAACAACAGCCAGCAGACATCATGCTGACCAAAGAACAGTGGGCAGAAGCAGAGAAAAAAATATCAGAAGCACGATCAAAATAAACTGATTGCTAAATTTCGATGCACGAGTACAGACTACATACACTGATAGACATTACAGAGACAGGCAATCTTAAACAGGCGTTCCCTTTTAAGACCAAGCAAGGAGAAGTGATAGACGATAAACACACCTTGGCCATTGCACGTAATCAAAATGCAAACTTTAACACTATTCTACAATTACTTCAGCTACGTGGTAACATTACATGGGAACATCCGCCACAAAGAGTAGAACTAGTGTCTCTTGGCAACCATAACTTTGGTTCATATTACGAAGGCGGGCATTCCACATGGCACTTTCAGTTCTTTACTGAGCAGACTGATATTTTTGGAGACCAAACAGATCCTACAGAGAATCTAGTGGACGATTTCAATCTTGTGCCTATCATTGCGGAATGTAGCAACACTGCACATTTTCCTATACAAACTTTTATTACTAAAGATCTTACCGGCACAGAACAGCAAAAGGTCATATCTGCACTTGCAGGTGGTGTCAAAAACACCTACTTTTCATACGCTGGATATCAAGATAAATAATACTATATTTTAGGCTCAAACCGAACACGCACAAAGGCACACATAGGCAATGACCCAGGCTCATTTACAGGCTCTACTGATGGAGATAAAACTCCTTAAAATGGAAATAGAAAAATTTATGAGTACAACAGACTTAGAAAAACAAAACCTAGAAGCACACGTGGACCTTTGTTCAGAGAGATACAAAGGCTTACACGATAGATTGAGTGCTATCGAAGTTCGTCTAGGCAGAATGAATGAAGAGATGACAGCAGGTCATAAATCACAGACAAAGACAATCATAGCAACAGCAGGCACAGTGGTCGCAGGTTTACTATCAACAGTGGTGGTTATCCTGATGAAGATGCCAGGCTAAACTTACCAATTAATGTTCATACAGATAGCACCTAAGGCCCGTGTGTACGTCACAGACGAAGATGTTGAGTTCATTAGACAGCACTCGACTGGTTCTTTCAAAAGCAGTGATCTTACTTCACACGAGGCCGACAGAGCAAAAAAGTTGGCAGACAAGGCAGTCTTTGTTCGCAAAAAACTTGACGCTGGTATGCAGTATGCTTTAAATAGGAAGATAAGGATAATCGATGAGCATAAACAATTTAGCAAAACGCACATATCAACCGATAGGATGGAAAAAAGATAATAAACCAATACCTGAAGATCATTTAACTGACATTGTTGAATGTGCCCTCAATATGCCTTGTGCTATGCTTACGGCAACAGAACATTGTAATTATAAGCCTTATGAATTATGGATACCACATAGGGAATCAGAACTTGAAAACGCCCTTGGTTGTGCATCGGTATGGGCTTCAGATCAATGCCAGGACCACACATTCAATAACGTGTCTACAGCATTAGTTTATATTCTGAAAGAGCCCGAACACGTAGCGGACAAAGTGCTATCTAAAACTGATTATGAATTTGACGCTAATCAATCACATTTAGGTACAGACAAGGTCATGGATTTACGCATAGCCAAAGATTGGGATAGCACTCAAAAACTTTTGAAAACCAAATTGACGGAAGAGCTTGTTAGAAAAAAGTCGATGACATACAGCGATTCTCCTTTTTTCATAAGCCCATTCGCGATGTGGAACGCGGAGCACCTCGTTGGACTCAATCTTACTGTAGGTTTGGCAATGGGCGCCGTGTCATTAAGGTGCAGAGAACTAGGATATTACTGTCAAAATTACACGGCCTATCGTCAAACACTAACGTGGCACTCTAAATTTGAAAATAAATTCCATAGCTCGGGAAAATGGTTTCCTTATATGATACAGTTGCTAGGAACCCATCCAGAAGCAGTCAAGATTTCTGAAGCAAGAGAGTTCCGAAAAGCTCAAAGTAATAGTGAAAACATCTTTGATCCTAACGACATCCATGTAGACAACATGGCAGACACGGACAATGGAGGTTTGGAAAGGCTGGAAGGACAAGATTATAGAAACAAGTACATAGAAAATTTTCCTAGGGAGATTCCAGACTATCAAATAAAATTTTTTATGGAAAATTATGGTAGGTACAGTTCTGATCCAAAGAAACTTTTCAAACTTGCCTATTCAGGTAGAGTGAAAGAATGGGAATATTTTTTTAATGAATGGATGGCAAATGACACTAAAAAATAGATCAGAACTGGTAAAACAGATTGAGGCCTATGGTCTAAAGAACAAACTTGCTGACCTTGTTAAAAAGGAAGAAGCAAGGCGTCCTTTTCGTCATTTACCCAAGCAGTTCTCAAAAGGCATATTAATCGGCAATATAGCGATCGTACCCAAGAAGTCCACAGGCACTAGATACGTTTATGTAATCGCGGACATGCTAGAAGCCAAAGTGCTACATGAAGATATTAACTTGAAACAAACAGCAATTCTTGTGGCCCATCACCTGGCAGATCAAAAGTCTTTGCCTGTTAATATACTAGAATTAGACACCAAGTTTGCTTCACAACTGTTTGACATACAAAGTGCTAAACGTATGATAAAGGAAGCTCAAAAGAACAAGGATGAGTTATCGGAAAATGTGTACTGGGACCGTCTAGACACTGCAAACCACCTAGCGGACGAATGCAAGGGCAGAATACAGCATATTTTCAACGACACGTTCGGAGGATAGATAATAAATAAACACATATGAAGAGTTTAGACCTTACAAAACCAGTTACTACAGAATCTTTGTTGGCAGAATTCGAATCAAGATTCAATCAAACCATGGATCTTTCAAAATTCACTAAGGAAGAACTAGAAGACACAGCAAATCATGTGAGAACTAAGATCCACGAGATCACACAGAACACACATTTCGGACAAGAATTAAAAGATGATTCATATCAAAAGAATCAAATGATGTTAGACATTATCAACCAAGCCATCACAGAAAGAAAACTTGCTGAATATGGAGGAAGCATGGCGAGTGACCCTCAAGTCAAAGCGGGTGCAACGGCCATTAGTGCAAAGTCTAAACTAGATAAAGGACAAAGTTTATCACCTGATGAGAAAAAACAAGTAAGCAAAATGCTACAGACAGAGGGTGTAGAAGAACAATCAGAATTAATATTAGCGGCCAAGGACATGATGGACAAAGTCACAGGTTACTTGGAAGATCTAGCATCAATGAAAACAGAAGGCATGTTAGAACTAGCAGACAGAATCAGAGACGAGATGGGAGCAGACAAGGCAGATGCTTTCATGCAAAAAATCCAACCAGCGATTGAACAGGCGGAATCAACTTTAACGGCAACTAGACAAGAGCTAGACAACGGTGTAAGAATATTGACCGGAGAAGAAGTTGCTTCAGAACCCATGGGCGCCGATGACACGATGGACATGGACACAGATCTAGACTCACTGGACCCAGACACAGATACGGAGACAGATGAGTTTGGAGCCTCTGACGCAGAAGCAGGTGGCACAGAACCAGAAGGCAGAGAGCAAAGAGAATCCAAAGAAGTGTTTGAAGCATCAAACAGAATGTTAAGCAAACTAGCAGGGAAGTAATTCCTGTGAGATTTTCCGAATTCAACAAAAGCGATACAGACCTAGAGTCGGCATTGATCAATGTCCTACTCAATATGAAGGGCGATGCAGACGAACAGGACAAAGCCACAGACATAAGCATGGATGCAGTCAAACAGATAATGAGCAACACAGGTTATCCAGCATTCAATTATGATGTGTTCAAAAAAATATACGATCAAGACGGTGACCTTAAAAATGTCGTTGCAGACTTTGACAACGAAAAAATAGTTGTAAAGACAAACCAAGAAGCAGAAAAAGAACCTGCAATGGATTACGACGATCAAGGTTCTACTGACGTGGTTAAGAAGATGGCCAAGTCAGCAATGAAACGTAGACAGTAATTTCAAATAATTAATAGTATGTCTGACAGTAAGTCATATTGTGCATATCCTCCAACATCAGTATGTTCACATGTCCGGATCAATAAGGTTGTGCTGTGCCACAATGGATAACGCCACAGACAAAAAAGGCAACAGGCTACACATAAACAACGATTCTTTACAGAAAGCATGGAATAGCGATTACATGAAAGATGCCAGATTGAAGATGGCAAACGGCGAAGTCCTTAAGGCATGTAGCAAATGTGTACAGCAAGAGGCACGTGGGTACAAGTCAATGAGATTACACGAGAACAAAGACATCAATCTTGCAAATGTAAAGGCAGATGGCTCCATGGACTTCATGCCTTATTCAATGGAGTTACACTTTGGAAATGTTTGTAATTTAAAGTGCAAGATGTGTGGACAGGACTACTCAAATCAAATCGGTAAAGAAATATTAGAAATAGGTGAGCAGGATAAAGATTTTCTCAGCTGGGTATACAATCAAAGTGGCAATGTAAACAATTGGACAAACAATCTTTCTGTTGAATACACATGGTTCCGCAACAAAAAAACTAAACAGAGGCTGATGGATTACGTAAGCCGACATATAACTAGATTAACAATAATTGGTGGCGAGCCAACAATCATTCCCGAGTTTTATGAACTATTAGACCATTGTAACAAAAACAATACCCTGCAAGAGAAAGACATAACAGTCGTAACAAATCTTACAAACACAAATCCAAAAATGACGCAATGGCTTCCTAAGATGAAATCGTGGACTGTTTGGGCTAGTCTTGATGGTATTGGAGAGGTTACTGAATATATTCGATACCCAAGCAACTTTAAAAAAATAACTGAAAATTTAAATTTCTACAAACAACTATTAGATAGGCATGGCAATGGAAAAATTACCTTCAGTCCTGCTATACAGTTATTGAATATACATCAACTTGACGACATGCTAAAATGGTTCATAAAATTTTCAGATGGCAACTGGGGTAACACAATTAACATCTCGTGGATGTCTCAAGTTTGGTATCCAAAAATTTGCAACTATGACACTGCTCCAAGGAGTTATAGATTATGGGTAGCAGACAAGTTAGAGAAGAGTGCAGATTACTTCACGCAATATGCCGGCATATCATACTTCTACGACAAGCAAATTGAAAATTTAAGGACCGACACATTAGACAAAGAAACAGAACATCATCTACAAAATTCTTTTGTGAGGTACAATGACACACAAGACAGACACAGAAAACGTAATACATGGCGTGAACTTTTACCATTACTGGAACAGGCTTTGACAAATAACCTAAAGTAATATACAATATGTCTATGAAAATACCTGAAGATGTGATCCAAAGCAAAGGTATCACATACCTGCAAAAATATCCTTATGGCGAATTAGCAAGAGTAACAAAGGATAAGAAAAGGCATTATGAAACTCCAGACGGGAGACAGGTACCTAGCGTGACCACTGTGCTGTCTGCAACAAAAGATATGACACATCTACACGCATGGCGTAAGAGAGTGGGAGTGGAGAAGGCACAACAGATAACAACTGAGTCAGCAAACATCGGAACAGTGATGCACCGTAGCCTTGAGAAGCATGTCAAGGGCGAGGATCGTACACCAGGATCAAACCTTATACAACAGAAGGCACACGGCATGGCTAACGTAATTATTGACAACGGACTAAACGATGTTACCGAAGTGTGGGGCTCAGAGGTATCGCTTTATTATCCAGAACTATACGCAGGAACCACAGACTTGGTCGGGGTATACAAAGGGCAACCTGCCATTATGGATTTCAAACAGGCAAGAAAATTAAAAAAGAAAGAATGGGTTGAAGATTATTATCTTCAACTGGTGGCATATGCTGAAGCACACAACAAGCAGTATGATACACAAATTAAAAATGGACGTATCTTTATCTGCACACAGGCCAACGAATATCAAACGTTCGAAATTGACAACTACGATCACTGGGTTGGTAAATGGTATGGCAAACTAGAAGAATACTACAAAAAAATTCTCGATTAAATAAGTTTAATGAAAACAGAACCAGATAAGTTCTGTAAGGCTCCATTCAGAAGTCTTGCAGTCGACAATGATGGCACTTTGATGCCTTGTTGCGAATTCATCAGAGATGAATCTACACTACCACAATATAAAATATGGGAGTTCGACAAATATAAAGCAGACACCACTTTAAGACAAAAAATGCTTAATGGTCAGATAGATGGTGGATGTGCCTACTGTGTGAAAAGGGAAAGTAATGGCGTGAACAGAAGAGAATGGCATAACAGTCTCTTCGAAGAAAATTATGAATCATTTAAAGCTGACAGTATTGATCTTGGATTACTTGAACTACGTCTTGGTAATTTTTGCAACCTAAAATGCACCATGTGTGGACCATATGCCAGTTCACAATGGAATACTGAGGCAAAGAAAAATAAAGAAAAGTTTTCGGAGTTTAATATTGGGACTCTAAAAACAGACCACGATTGGATACATAATGAAGATACAAAGACACTCATAAAAGATATTTTAAGAAATTGTTCAAAAGTAAACTTTGGTGGAGGAGAACCTTTTATTAATCCTTTTATAAATGACTTTCTTAAAGAAATTAAGTTAGAAACAGCACTCGCATTCAGCACCAATGGTACTAGAATTCACGACAGCACTTTGGAACTTTTAAAAGACAGGCCAAACGTAATGGTTAATATCAGTATTGACGGAGTAGGTGAACATAACAATTACATCAGAAGCGGAAGTTCGTGGAGTGACATTGAGCAAACGATGGACAAACTTAAAGAAAAAAATATAAAGTTTATTATATATTACATACTCCAACACACTTCCTTGTTTACTTTCAAACAAGTATATGAATATTGCATAGCCAATGATATTGAACTAGAAATAGGTGAAATATATAAAGGATCAGTTGATGGTTCTGGACATCTTACCTTGTGTAGTGCCAACAAACTAGACGTAGAAAAATTCAAAAGATGGTTATCAACAATCAACACGCCCAAGGTTAAAGTGGTACATAATTGGTTGAAAAACTATGAATTTGATAAAAATTTACACACAAGGTTCAAGCAATATTTCACAATGCTTGACGATGTAAGAGGCACAGATTTCGTTAAAACGTTCAATCCTTCCTGGACATAAATAACAACATATGCCGATAGTACAGATATCAAGAATACAGCACAGACGTGGAAAACGTACGGATCTGCCACAATTAGCGGCGGGAGAACTAGGTTGGGTAATCGATGAACAGAGATTGTTCATAGGTAATGGAACCGTGTCCGATGGTGCACCGGCTGTGGGAAACACTGAAATTGTAACTGAAGGAAGTTCAGCATTTACAACTGCTCTCAGTTACACCTACAAAGGCTACCTAGGTGATTCAACGCCCATCACAACATCTCAACAGAGGACCTTACAAAACAGATTAGACGAATATGTTTCTGTCAGAGATTTTGGTGCAAAGGGTGATGACTCTACATCAGACCTTACTGCGATACAAAATGCAATCGACGAGCTGTACATTGACACGGACAAAGACGATACTAGGGCAAGGAGAGTATTATTTTTCCCAGCAGGCACATACAAAATTAGTTCGGCACTCAAAATTCCACCATTCGCTCACCTAGTGGGTGAAGGTCCAGACAAAACGATAATCAAGAATTCAGGAAACAATGCTGTAATTGTGATGCAAGATGACGAAGGCAACGTTGGATCAAACATAGGAAACTCCAGTGCTACAACACCAACTCAGATACAGATAACAAACATGACTTTAAGACAATCTGTAGCCTACGGAGGTGTTTCATTAGACAGGGTTACTAACGCATATTTTAATAATGTCAAATTCCAAGGAACATTTGCTTCTGGAGGAACTGATGCCTCTACATCCAAAGGCGTGACTGTAACTAATTCAACAGCAACATTTTCGACATCCAACATTGTATTCAACCAATGCCAATTCACAAAATTTGCAAGGCTAGTTGATTTAAGTTTTAATTGCACTAACATCAAATTCCATGCCTGTGATTTCAAAACAGCATTCTATGGAGCACTCATTGGTGCAGAGATGGACGGTAGTACAACAGGACTTGATGATGGACCACGAGATGTCCAATTTACCAGTTCAAGTTGGAGTGACATAGGACAGCAGGCAATTTTAGTAGCGCCGGCGACAGGTACAACAGATGATGCCGGACCAAGACATATAGTTTCACACGCCAACTTTTACGCTAAGACTGTTGCTAACAACTTCGAAGGTGTTGGCTCGATCAGAGAAGTACCAATTATTCAATTCGACAATGATGAGTGTTCATCTGTCCAAGACTTTTTTGAGAGGACCGATGCGAGAAGATCGGATGGTAGTACAAACGCGGCACCGGAAGTACAAGGTATAGGTGTCACAACCAAATTAATTAAATCACAGACTTTACCTGACAACACATCGTCGGCCACTACGATAAACGAATTTCCAGCACTTGCAAGTAAAGGAATATCAATTAAGTATAAAATTACAAGAGGTACTCTTGATAGAACAGGTGAATTCATAATAAGTGCATCAACGAATGGTATTAGTTTCGATGACACATTCACAGAAAGCGGTGCTACCGCTGGTGTCACATTGACAGCCACACTGGACAATAAAGATTCAACTGCAGGCAGTGAAACAGTTTCATTTAGGTTTACAACTACCAGTACAGGTACGGCGGCAATAATAGATTACCAAACAACCATCCTAGCATAAAATCAATTATCTTATAGACAAAAAACTTTTTTTGTCATAATATTAGTACATTATAAAATTACATAACGACGCAGTAATTTTAGTCAAACGACAGGTGACATAAAGAGACAAAAAAAGTTATAAACACGGATTTAGATAAATATGGATACAACAAAAACAAAAATCAAAAATAAAAATTATAAAAACTTAATGCCGAACACCAACTCTAGTACGATCAAAGTTCAAAAAAGAGATGGTAGGCTAGAGCCGCTTGATATCAATAAGATTCATTTCGTCGTTGAAGAAGCCTGCGAAGGATTAACTGGTGTCAGTTCTTCTCAAATTGAAATGAATGCAAACATTCAGTTCTATGACGGCATGACTACCAAGGACATCCAAAATGTTTTGGTTCGTTCAGCCAACGATCTTATAAGTTTAGATTATCCGAACTATCAGTATGCCGCGGCAAGGCTCCTATCCTATGACGTTAGAAAAGAAGCACATGGACAATACGAATATATTCCATTGTTAAAATTAATATTAAGAAACATCAGACTAGGAGTGTATGATAAAGGCATCCTAGACAAGTATTCAAAAACAGAAATTAAAAAATTTAACACATGGATTAAGAGAGACAGAGATTTAAAATTCACATATGCAGGGTTAAGACAGATATGCGACAAGTATCTTGTACAGGACAGAAGCTCGGGACAGATATATGAAACTCCACAAGACATGTACATGATGATTGCGGCAACTTTGTTTGCCGACTATCCAACAAAAACAAGAATGTCATACGTAAAAAAATACTATGACGCAATATCACAACACAAAATAAACATTCCAACTCCTGTCATGGCAGGAGTGAGAACACCTATCAGACAGTTTGCTTCTTGCGTCCTAGTGGACAGTGATGACACATTGCCAAGTATCTTTTCAAGTGATATGGCGATAGGTCTATACGTTGCCAGAAGGGCAGGTATAGGAATCAATGCAGGACGTATCAGAGGCATAAATTCTAAAATCAGAGGAGGAGAGGTTCAACACACAGGAGTCATTCCATTCCTAAAAAAATTCGAATCAACTGTGAGATGTTGTACACAGAATGGTGTGCGTGGTGGAAACGCAACTGTACACTTTCCTATATGGCACCCAGAAATTGAAGACATACTTGTACTTAAAAATAATAAAGGCACAGAAGACAACAGAGTGAGACGTATGGATTATTCTATACAAATATCTAAAATGTTCTATGAGAGATTCATGAACGAAGAAGATATCACTCTAATCTCTCCACACATGGCTCCAGGACTTTATGAAGCATTCGGTACAGAAGACTTTGACGATCTTTATTTGAAATACGAAGCGGATAAAACAATTCCAAAGAAAACAGTACCGGCACAAGACTTGTTCTTTGATCTTTTAAAAGAAAGAGCTGAGACAGGTAGGATCTATATAATGAATTTAGACCACTGTAATTCACACAGTTCTTTCAAAGACAAAGTGTCAATGAGTAACCTTTGTCAAGAGATAACACTTCCTACAACTCCAATTCAACACATCGATGATGCAGAAGGAGAGATAGCACTTTGTATCCTTTCCGCAGTAAATGTTGGTGCATTGAATGATCTAGGAGAATTAGAAAATGTTTGTGACCTCAGTGTGAGAGCACTTGAGCAAATCATAGACTATCAAGATTACCCAGTGAGGGCCGCCGAAGTCAGCACAAAGAAAAGAAGAAGCCTAGGTATAGGCTATATTGGACTAGCACATTACCTGGCCAAGAATGGTGTTAAGTATTCTGATCCTGAAGCATGGACACTTGTTGACAGACTAACAGAAGCATTCCAATATCATCTACTAAGGTCAAGTTGTGACATAGCAATGGAAAAAGGTAAGTGTGAAGGTTTCGAGAGAACAAAATATGCAGATGGCTTACTACCAATCGACCACTACAAAAAAGAAGTCGACGAAATAGTTCCGCACAAACAAAGAATGGCTTGGGAAAGTTTAAGAAAAGATATCGCCAAATACGGATTAAGACACAGCACACTATCAGCACAAATGCCATCAGAAAGTTCTTCCGTTGTTAGTAATGAAACAAACGGCATTGAACCACCTAGAGCATTGATGTCAATCAAGAAAAGTAAAAAAGGTCCATTGAAACAGATCGCACCTGGTTTCCCTAAATTAAAAAATGACTACACATTACTATGGGATATGCCTAGCAATGAAGGATACATTAACGTGGTTGCAATGATGCAGAAATACTTTGATCAGGCCATATCAGGAAACTGGAGTTACAATCCATTGCAGTTTGAAAATAATGAAGTTCCTTTATCAGCCATGGCTCAAGACATGCTGACGGCTTACAAGTATGGATGGAAAACAAGTTATTATCAGAACACCTATGATTTCAAGGGAGAAGAGGAAGACGTACAACCAGCGGGTATTTCCGCACAGCAAGAGGATGATGGAGAAGATGTGATACTTGAACCTGAAGACGCCGTAAATGGCCATGATCAGATAAGTACATCCGCGGGCGAAGATGGTGAGTGTGAAGCCTGCACAATCTAACATTATAAATTATTATGACAAAAACAGTTTTTAACCAGAGAGATATTGACTTTACTAAACAGCCTATGTTCTTTGGTGAGGACGGTGGAGTGCAGAGATATGACGAGTTTAAGTATCCACAGTTCGACAAACTGAACCAAACTATGATCGGATACTTTTGGAGACCAGAAGAAGTGTCATTGCAGAAGGACAGAGCGGACTTCCAGAACTTCAGACCAGAGCAGAAGCACATATTCACAAGTAATTTAAAATATCAAACTCTTTTGGACAGTGTGCAAGGTAGAGGTCCAAGTTTGATGTTCCTGCCTTATGTGTCCAATCCAGAACTGGAAGGTTGCATTGTGACTTGGGACTTCTTTGAAACTATACACTCAAGATCATACACGCACATTATGAAGAACATTTATCCAGATCCAACGGAAGTGTTTAACACAATCGTAAATGACAAAGAAATATTGAAAAGAGCAAAAAGTGTTACAGGAGAATATGATAAGTTTGGAAACATGGCACTTGAACATGCGGTAGGTAAAAAAGTCGACATGTTGGCACTGAAAAAACAATTATATCTTGCAATGAACACTGTGAACTTGCTAGAAGGATTGAGATTCTATGTATCATTCGCTTGTACATTCGCATTTGGTGAACTTAAACTTATGGAAGGTTCAGCGAAAATATTATCTTTGATCGCGAGAGACGAGGCGACACACTTGAACCTATCAACACACGTATTAAAAGCATGGCACAAGGGTGATGACCCTGAAATGACAAAAGCGATCAAGGGCACTGAAAAAACAGTTATCCAGATGTTCAAAGACTGTGTTGAAGAAGAGAAAGCATGGGCAAGATATTTGTTCAAAGACGGATCCATCATAGGACTAAATGAAAAATTACTTGGCAAGTACGTTGAATTTATTGCCAACAAAAGATTAAGAGCACTTGGATATGACCCACTATATGATGTGTCAGCAACACAGAATCCATTACCATGGACACAACACTGGCTGTCAAGTAAAGGTATGCAGGTAGCACCGCAAGAAACAGAAGTTGAGTCATACATTGTTGGTGGTATCAAGCAAGACGTTAAAAAAGGCCAGTTTAGCAAATTTAAACTTTAATTATAAACGCATATGGATAATAAGGATTACAAACCTGTTCATACCAATAAGGTAAAAGACAACACCTCTCCTTTCACAGGAGTCCTTGGGTGGCTGGACAACAGATTGCCTATCTTTAGAATGTTCAAACATGAGTACTTGGACTTCCAGGTGCCAAAAAATTTAAACTATTTTTGGAGTTTTGGAGGCATACTTACATTTACTTTGCTAGGTTTAATTGCTACCGGACTTGTTCTTGGAATGCATTACAAACCAAGTGTCGCAGAGGCCTTCAGCAGTGTGGAACACATCATGAGAGATGTCAACGGCGGATGGTTGTTGCGATATGCTCACATGAACCTGGCATCATTCTTTTTCATCGCAGTGTACATACACATGTTCCGCGGATTATACTTTGGATCATACAAAGAACCAAGACAGCTGATGTGGATATTCGGAATAATAATTTATTTTTTAATGATGGCCACTGCTTTCCTAGGATATGTTCTGCCATGGGGGCAAATGAGCTATTGGGGTGCCACGGTGATAACCAGCCTGTTTGGCGCCATACCTTTAGTAGGAGATTCTATTGTGACCTTGTTATGGGGCGACTATGCAGTTGGCGATGCATTTCTAAACAGAGCTTTCGTACTACACTGGCTTATTGCATTCATAATTGTTGCAGTGGTTGTGTTCCATGTTATTGCTCTACACATGACAGGCTCCAACAATCCAACAGGTGTTGAGCCAAAGGATACCAGAGATACAGTATCATTCCATCCGTACATTACAATCAAAGACATGTATGCTTTCCTTGTCTTTATTTTAATTTTCATGTTTTTCTTGTTTAACTTTCCTAACATACTCGGACACCCAGACAACTACATAGAAGCCAACCCGTTGGTGACTCCGGCACACATTGTACCTGAATGGTACTTCTTGCCTTGGTACGCAGTCTTGAGGGCAATACCAGACAAACTGGGTGGTGTAATTGCAATGGTGTCAGCTATTGGTGTCATGGGCTTATTGCCATGGTTGGACACATCCAAAATAAGATCTTCAATCTACAGACCCATATGGAAACAGTTCACATGGTTCCTAGTAGGGGACTTCTTCTTGCTAATGTACGTAGGTGCCATGCCGGCAGAAGGGCTTTGGATTCTTTTGGGTAGGATAGGAACAGCATATTGGTTCCTATATTTCCTAGTA